GCAGGAGATTATACACTAGTTCTTGGTGTTCCAGGTGGTGACTCTGATTTATATAGTCACTTTTTTGGTATGTACTTTGACATACAAAAATCAACTGCTATAGGTTCAACTGCGGGTGGTGCGTCTTTTCAACTAAAAGCTGCTCCTACTGTTTCTACTGATGGTACAATTAACTTTATTGCTCTCAACTCTTCTGGAGCTGCTGCTGAAATTGGTTCAGGTGAAACAGTTCACTTTATGATTGTTCTTAAAAACTCTGCCCTTCCAGGTGTAGGTGTTAGTTAAGGGGGTCTGTTATGATTATGATGGGTCCTAAAAAAGAAAAAGGCGGTATGGTTTCTATCATCATTGAAAAGATGAAAGACCACTACGGCAACGGAAAGGAATCTAACGAAGAGTTCATGGAGCAGAAGCATGATGAAGAACATAAAGATAGTGAAGTCTACGAGAAGTACAAAGAAGAAGTAGACGGAATGTTCAAAGCCATGGAAGACAAAGACAAAGATATGTTCTCAGAATGTCTCAAGATGTTCATTAAAAAATGTGTTAAAGACGATTACTAATGAGGGGGCGCAAGCCCTCCTCTTTTTGGGGGTTTTATGGCGGCTATAACTGAGCCTAAATTATTAGCTAGGGTACGGCAAAGGGCAGACATGGAAGACAATCTCTTTGTGTCTGATGTAGAAGTACAAACCTACATTAATGCAGGAATAGCAGAGCTACATGACCTGTTAGTTCAAACTTACGGACAAGATTATTATGTAAGCAGTAAAACTTTTAACACTGCTGCAAACAAAGATACTTATCCTATAAATGATTCTACTTCAACTGAGAACATAAATATCACAGATTTTTACAAACTTAGAGGAGTAGATGCAAAGATAAATGGTTCAGATTATTTTACTATAAGACCATTTAATTTTAACGAAAGAAACTTATACAACAATTGGGGAACTTGGAGTCTTCTAGGTTTAACAAATGTAAGATATAGAATGGTAGGTGGTAATGTAGTTTTTACTCCTACACCTGATGGCGTTACAGCAGTTAGAATTTGGTACATACCAACTGCTCAACAATTTACTGCTGGAACTCCATCTACATCTACCGACACTTATGATGATATAAATGGCTATGCAGAATATGTAGTAATAGATGCAGCCATAAAGTGTTTACAAAAAGAAGAAAGTGATGTCAGTGTTCTTCTAAAACAAAAAGCTGATATGAAAAGAAGAATAGAAGAAGCTGCTAATAATAGAGATGCAGGACATCCTATATCAGTTAGTGATATTTATGTTGCTAATGATGAATTTATGTATACAAGGACAACTTGATGGCTGGAATAAAATCATTTGTTAAACAAATTGATCCAGGCAATAGAGACGTTACTCAGACTCAAAGTAATGTTAATAGTGCAGTTCAACAAATTGCTAACTCTCCAATTATAAATGGAGTAGTTATAAAGGGCGCAGACTTAGGAACTGGAGATACCATAGTAAATCATAAACTTGGTAGAGAGCCTATAGGTTGGATTGTTATTAGAAAAAATGAAGCAGGAGAAGTTTATGAGTCTACAACTGCTAATCCAAACAGAGATAAATTTTTAATACTCAAGGGTTCAGCAGCAACAACAAACACAGATTTTTGGATATTTTAGGAGAATATAATGGCAAGCTCAGGAACATTTTTAAATTTAACTTTACCTGATGTAGGTACCACACTTGGACCAACTTGGGCTACAACTCTTAATAATGCTTTTATTGATCTAGATGATCATGATCACAGTACTCAAGGTAAGAGTATTCCTTCTGCCGGTCTTAATATTAATGCTAATGTTGAATTTAATGGTTATAGTGCCACTGAACTTAAGTATACTATATTTGAAGACCAAGGTACAGACTCTACTACAGCTAGATCAATTTACAGTAAAGGTAATGACTTACACTGGAGAAACTCCACAGCTTCAGTACAAATAACAAAAGACGGATTAGTAAAAGGAGATGCAAATACTCTAAGTTTTCACACAACTGGAACAAGCTCTACTTATACTATTCCTGCTGCTTCTGGTATTTCTTTTATAAATGCCGCTGGAACAGGTACAACTACAGTCGGTATAACTTTACCAGGAGCTTCTACGGTAGCAGCAGGTAGGTTTTATTCTTTTAAAGATGGTGGTGGTGCAGCAGGTACAAGAGCCGTAACTATTACAGCAGCAGGCACAGACACTATAGACGGTGGTACAGCAGGTGGAAACTTTACTATATCTACAAACTACGGTCATGCCATAGTAGTGTGTGATGGAAGTTCTAAATGGTATAGACTACAAAACTAAGGGTTACTAATGGCTTTACAAAAAGGAAGAGTAGCTATACCTTTGTCAAAAGGAATAAATCAAAAGATTGACCCAAAACAGGAACCTCCTGGGTCTTTGAAAGAATTAGAAAATGTTCAAGTTGATAAGTTTGGTGAAATAGAAAAAAGAGACGGATATGATAAAGTTCAAGAAAATTATGGATATGTACAGAGCACTTCTACTGTTCCCATAAGAAACATTCAAGGTATAACGTCTTTTAAAGATGATCTTTATATTCTTAGTGATAATAAAGCTTTGTCTAACAGGACAGATTTACAAAAAGCAGTATTTGAAGGTAGATATTCTCCAGCTAAAATTGAAACTGACTTCTTAACTCAACAAAACGGTTATGATAGTTTGCACGTAAACTCAGTAGTTAAAGGTAATTTTTTATATAGTGTTTACAGTTTTGTAACAAGTAGCACAACTGCTCCAGCTTATATGGTAGCAAAGAATATAGTAGATGACACCTATCTTGTTAACTCTGTTATTATAACTCCAACTGATTATAGCAGACCTAAAATTATCTCTTTAGGAGATAAAATAATAAAGTTTGCTATAGAAAAAGATAGCACAGACTATTATGTTGTTTACAACATAGCAAGTCCTACTGATTATACTGAGTTAACATCAACATCTTATACTCGGTTAACTCAAACTCATTCAGATCAAATATATGATGTAGAAAGTAACGAAGCAGGAACTGCTGCTGTAGTTGTTCACAAAAAAATTACTACAGGATATGGTCAAGCTATTTCTGTATTTTTAGACACAGACCCTTCCGTTGGCGATGTATTACAAAACCAATCAGGCTTTTCGAGTACAGCAGCTGTAAATGCAGCAGGAGTTACTGCAATTTCAACAGGTCTTAGAACTGATACTGTGCCTCTTTCCTCTCCTGATCAAGGAGGATTTTTAATAACTTTTGGAGACTCAACAACCATAATTGTTGCCAGTCTTGATGAGTTTGGAGTTAATCTTCATCTAAATAATAGTTTTGATTCTGGAACTACGTGGCAAACCGCCATAGCTCCTAGCTCAGTCATAGGTATAGCAAGAGATAACGAGTTTGATGTTCCAGGTTACATTGCCTACGATATTTTTGTTTCTTATGCGTTAACAGGAACAGCAACCGGAACTCAGACTAATAACTTATGGATGGTAGATAACTCAACTGGCACTTATGCTAGTGAGACTATTTTAGCTTCAGACTTTAGTGGAGGTAGTGACTATATAAAAACAGCAGGTTCAGAAAGCACTGGGTTTACTGGTCTAACCTACGCTAACTTTCCTTCTTGGAATAAACAAAGAATATCAACAATTAGAATATTTGCTAATAACGTAACTGGGGCTGTAACAGGAATTACTAATAATCAGTACACTAATATAACAGGAAGTTTAGTAGGAAAACCTTTTCTTGTTGACAATGAGCCTGTATTACCTCTAGGTTGGAGTTCAGAAAATCAAGATTCTTATTATTTATTTAGAGCAGGAGACTATGATACTAGTGTAAATCTGCCTACAGGTTTAATAAGTTATGGAACAGCAGACAGTGCTTATCCATATGACTCTACTATAAATGGCTACTCAGGAGTTCCAAGCATAGCTAAATACCAAGATACTTATATTTTACCAACTTTAACTAAAGGTAGGGTTGAATCTAATGACAATTCATTCTACACTCTATCTGTTCCTTCTTTTACAAAAATTACCTTTGATTCTACTGTAGCTAACCAAAGTGTAGAAATGTCAGGTAACTTGTTACTGGCAGGAAGTCAAATATTTGGAAGTGATCAAGTTAGGTTTAATGAGTTTGGATTTGTTCAAGCTCCCTCTAGACTTTACATCCACACCGAAGGAATGTCTACTGGAGGAACTGTTTTTGGAAATAACACTACTCGTCTCTATAGAGCAGTTTATAGATATGAAGACGGTTCAGGAAATATTCACAGATCAGGATTATCCCCTCAATTAACAGTAGGTCTTAACGCTGGTTATGATCACGTTAATATTATGGTTCCAATGTTAAATTTTACTGCTAAATATGAAAATGCTACATTTATAGAACTTTATCGTACTGTAGATGACGGAACTCTTTTTTACAAAGTTACTGACCAAGCTTTGAGTTCTACAGTTAGAGCTTCAACTAATTCTAAAAATTTTAATTACATAAAAATAAAAGATACTATTACCGATACTGACTTACAAGATAATGAATTGTTATATACAACAGGCGGAGTACTAGAGAACACTCCTATTGGCTCTGCTAGCATGGTAGAAAGTTATAAAAATAGAGTATTCTTAGGAGGAGTAGAAGCAAGCCCTCATATGCTGTACTATTCTAAATCTGTTCAAGGAAATGTCTATGACCCAACTCCTGTTGAATTTAATAATACTCTTAGTGTAGAAGTACCTACTCCTGGAGGAAAAGTAGTAGCCCTTAAAAAAATGGATGATAAACTAATTATATTTAAAGAAAGAGCTATTTACATGCTTACTGGAGAAGGTCCAAACAATCTTGGTGAACAAAATGATTTTATTGAGCCTCAACTAATTACATCTGACATAGGATGTAAGTTTGCCAACAGTGTAGCTTTTATGCCTAAAGGACTTATGTTTATGTCTCAAAAAGGTATTTTTCTTCTAAACAGAAGTTTAGGTATAGAATACATAGGCGCTCCTGCTGAAGACTATAGAGACTTAACAATAACTAAAACCACTGTAGTTCCTAAAAAAAGTGAAGTAAGGTTTTTAGCTTCTGATGGACCCACAGCTATTTATAATTACCTTTTAAATATGTGGTACACCTATGGTGATCACAGGGGTAATAGCTCTTGTATGATAGGAGATGATTACTTTTTAGCTACTTACAAGGACAAGGTATATAAACAAGTAAGCACAACAGCTAGTTTTGGTGGTGCCATGGTACCAATTAAATTAGAAACTGGTTGGCTATCATTTGCAGGAATACAAGGATTTCAAAGAGTTTATAGAATGCTCTTACTAGGAGAGTATAAATCTCCACATAAGTTATTAATTAAGATAGCTTACAACTATGATGACGTTTGGCAACAAGAAAAACTTATAGATGTTACAAGTTATACAGAAAGTTATAGATATGGTGGTCCTAAGTACCCTAGTGAAAACCATTATGGAGACCCATCTACCAGTACTGGAGGCAGCATAGCCATACCTTACGGTGGTAAAGATAACACACAGTATCAAATAAGATTAAACTTTGCTAAACAAAAATGTGAGTCTATAAAGATATCAATACAAGAAATAGAAGGAAGTAATCAGGCTCAAAACGCAGCATGGGAACCTGATCCAGAATCAGCAGGACCAGGCTTTACATTATCTAACCTTTCGTTTATAGTAGGAACCAAAGAAGGTGACTTTAAGATTAAGCAATCTAGAGTGTTTGGTTCTACCTCTATAACTTAGGAGTAATTATGGGTTATTATGGAGATTATTTAAAAGAAAATTATAATTATACAACAATAGAAGATGAATATGGTTTTTATGTTTATGAAAGTACTGATGACAGTATTCATATTCATCATGCTTATCTTGACCCAAAATATAGAAAAACAGAAAAGGCTAAAGAGCGTATGAAAAAATTTTACAACTTAGCAAAAGAATATAACAAAAAACATCTTACTATGGCAATAGATTTAAAGTCTAAAAATAGTGAAGAAAATTTATTAAGGTTTTTGAAAGGTGGGGCTGTTATTTATGACTCTGGTCCGTCTTTTGTTTCACTACTACTTAGGGTAGAGGATATAACAACATGAAAATTTTAAAAGGAAAAAAACTTTATCGAACTGGTCCACTTAAACTTTTTAAATCAGGTCTGTATGGAGATGCAGGGAGGTACGGTGGTACTTATGGTTATGGCGGCTCTGGAAGCGGAGGCGGCGGTGGCGGTGGCGGTGGCGGCAAAGGCGGCGGAGGCGGAGGCGGAGAGAGTAATGAAGCCAGAGCTAAGAGACTTGCAGAAGAAACTAGGAAAAAAGCTGAAGCGGCTGCAAAAGCTAAAGCTGCTGCTGAAAAAAAAGCCGCCGATGAAAAAAAAGCTAGAGAAGACGCAGCTAGAATAAAACGAATACAAAAACAAGAAGTGGAAAGACAAGCTGAGATAAAAAAACGACAAGAAGCTGAAGCAAAAAGAGAAAAAACATTAAGAGATAAAACTAAAAGAGAACAAGATTCTACTGAACAAGCCGTAGGTTTTTTTGATAAACTAGGCACAGGACTAAAGGGTTTAACCTATGGAAAATTTACTACTAATAAACGTGAAGTAGAACAAGCTGAAAAATCTTATAACAGAGCACGTAAAACAGGCGGCATTAATGAAGCTCGTAGACTTGGAAGACCTGTAGTTATAGATGGTAAAGTATATAAACCTGGAATGCAAACTCCAGAAGAAGCTGAAAATGAATCAGTAGAAGCTGCAAAAGCAGGTTATGACA